CGCCCAACGCCCGATGTGCTGGTCAACTGTCCAGGCCGGCTCCACCAGCTCACGGATGGGCAGGGCACTGGAGCAGTTCCATGCGGCCGTGATTGACCGCCAGCTCACCCACGACGGCAGCTTCCGCCTGACCCAGCACCTGCTCAACTGCCGGCGCCGGCCCACCCGCACGTCCATGAGCATCGGTAAGCCCCATGAGGACTCGGCCCGGAAGATCGACGCTGCCGTGGCTGCTGTCTACGCCTGGCAGGCCCGCCTGGCTGCTGTGGCGGCGGGGGCCTTCCGTGAGGAATACATCGCCAGAAGGATCAGATGAGCAACCGATTGGTTGCACCATGAGAGAGGGGGGCCGGATGACCCTGGCCGACATCATCCCATCGTCCAGCGTGGCCGAGCCGGGGAGCCCTGCCTGGTGGCTGGCCCGCCTCCTGGAGGGCCTGGCCGTCCAGGCCGACATGGCCGATCGCCTTGACACCTACTACCAGGGGGAGCAGGGCATCCCCGTCCATGCCAACCGATCGGTTGCAGACGCCTTCTCCCGCATGATGTCCATCGCCAACACCAACTTCGCCTTCCTCATCGTGGAGGCCGTGCGGGAGCGCATGGCCCCTGGGGGCTTCCGCACGGGGGCTGTCCCTGACCGGCGGGGTGACACCGAGGCGTGGGCGATGTGGCAGGCCAACGCCCTGGATGCCGACTGCGACCTGGTGCATCGCTCCATGCTGGCTCTAGGGGCCGGCTACACCATCGTGGGCCGGGAGCCCGAGACGGGCCAGGTGGTCATCACTCCCGAGGACCCCCGCCAGGTGTATGCCGAGCGGGACCCCGTACACCGCCGGCTGGTGCGGGCCGCCATCAAGGTGTTCCACGATGATGTGGCCGAGGTGGATCGGGCCATGCTCTACCTGCCGGGCAAGCTCTACCGGGCGGCGCGGCCGGCACCACTGGGGGCCTCGGCGGCCGGCCGCCCGTCCATCAGCCTGAGCGAGGGTGGGTGGATGTGGGACGGACCCACCGAGGTGGTGCCCACCACCCGCATCCCGGTGGTGCCCTTCCTCAACCGGCCCGACATCTTCGGCACCCCCACCGGGGAGTTCCAGCTGGTCATCCCGATCCTGGACCGCATCAACTACACGATCCTCAACCGCCTGGAGATCGCCACCCTTCAGGCGTTCCGTCAGCGCGCGGTCAAGGGGCTCCAGCAGCGTGACGCTGAGGGCAACCTCATTGACTACGACAACGTGTTTGCCGCCGACCCTGGAGCCCTGTGGCAGCTGCCTGAGACAGCTGAGATGTGGGAGTCAGGCCAGGTGGACCTGGGACCCATCCGCTCGGCCATCCGTGACGATGTGGAGCACCTGGCCGCCGTGTCACGGATGCCCGTGGGGTACCTGCAACCCGACAACGAGTCAGCCCAGGGGGTCCAATACAAGCGGGAGGGCCTGGTGTTCACCGCTGAGGACCGGTGCAAGCAAGCGGGGGAGTCCTGGGAACAGACCATGAGCATCGCCTTCGAGGCCATGGGCGATGAGGAACGGGCCAACCGCACGGGCATGGAGGTGATATGGCGGTCGGTGGAGCGCGCCACCCTCACCGAACGGGCCTCGGCAGCCTCCCAGGCCCAGGCCGCTGGGCTGCCGTGGCGGGCCTCCATGGAGATGTTCTTCGACGCCTCCCAGCAGGAGATTGACCGCTGGGAAGCCGAGCGCGCCGCCGAGACCCTGCGCTCGGCCGCCCTGGCGCAGACCATGCGGGAGGCCGTCACCCCGCTGCCCCCTGAGGCCCCTGTGGCGAGTCCTGCCGGGCCGCCGGCCTCCACCACGGTGGAAGCTCCCAGTGCCGCCCCCTGACCCAGCAGCAGCCGCAGCGGTGGCCTTCGGCTCCTACCTGCGCTCCCTGTCCACCTTCACCCAGGCATACCTGGCCACCACCTGGCGGGCACTGCCCGACATGAGCGAGGACACGGCCTGGCAGTGGGCGGCAGGGGTGGTGCCCGTGATGGAACGCACCCAGGGCCTGGTGGCCGGCGCCACGGACTCCTACGTCTCCCTGGCCACGGGGGAGCCGGCCATGGGCCTGGCCGCCGAGGACTTCACCACCGAGAAGTTGCGGGGTGTCCCTGGGGCCGAGGTGTGGACCAGGCCGCCCCGTGAGGTGTGGTGGCAGCTCAGCAAGGGGGCACTGCTGGCCGTGGCCCTCAAGCGGGGACTGGAACGGGCACAGGACCTGGCCGCCACCAACCTCCAGCTGGCCCACACCCATGCCTTCCAGGCGGTGGCCACGGTGACCTGGTATCGCCGCCAGACACGCCCTGGTGGCTGTGAGCTGTGTGTGTTGGCCACCCGCCACCCTCAGCGCAGTGCCGAGCTGATGGCCATCCACGGTCACTGCCACTGCGTGGCCGTGCCCATGACCAAGGGGGCCAAGGTGCCGGCGCCCGGCCCGGCTCACCAAGCCACCCTCGCTCAGGCCGAGGCCCAGGACGTGGAGGTGGCCGTCCATGACCACCAGGAGATCGGCCCCGTGTTGGCCCGTGCAGGGGACCACTTCTCAGGCCCAGCACGGGTCAGCTCCACCGCCCGCATCACCGAGCAGACCAAGGCCGTTGAAGCGGCCATGACCAACCCCTAGTAGCGAAACGAAAGCGAGTGCGACAAGATGGAACAGGAGCCGCAAGGCACCACGCCCGAGACGGGCAGTGATGAAGGTCCCCCGCCCGAGAAGGGCACCCCCGTGACTCCCCCGCCCGAGAAGGGTGAAGGCCAGTCCGACGCCGCCTACTGGAAGGCCCAGGCCGACAAGCAGGAGCGGCGGGCCAAGGCCAACGCTGAGGCCGCCAAGGAGCTGGAACGGCTCAAGCGGAACAGCATGAGTGAGCAGGAGCGCGCTGCCGCCGAGGCTGCCGACAAGGCCACCTCGGAAGTCACCGCCCGCCTGGGTGGCCGGCTGGTCCGTGCCGAGATGCGCAACGCTGCCGATGGCCGTCTGTCTGCTGAGCAGGTGGACGCCCTGGCTGCCCGCATTGACGTGACGGCCTTCCTGACCAAGGACGGTGATGTGGACGACGCTGCCGTCACGGAGTTCATCCACTCCATCTCACCTCCCCCTCCACCCTCCAACGGCCTGGGTGGCCCGGTGTTCCCCGACCTGGCCCAGGGTGCCCGAGGTGGGGCACTGCCGCTTAACGGGGACCCCCTGGAACGTGACCTACGGGCCAAGCTCGGCTTGGCCGGGCGATGACCAACTGAGAGGACGCCGCCATGGCGATCACCGCACCCCGTACCCGTGCCGACTTCGCCGGCTTCCTGCCGCCGGAGGTGTCTGCCCCCATCTTCGAGCGGGCGTCCAAGGCATCGGTGGCCATGACCCTGGCCCAGCAGATCCCGCTGGGTCCCGAGGGCAAGTCCATCCCCGTGGTCACGGGCCGGCTCACCGCCGGGTGGGTGGCTGAGGGCACCCGCAAGCCAGCCAGTGAGGCCGCCCTGGCACTGAAGACCATGACCCCCCACAAGTTGGGGTGCATCGCCGTGGTGTCGGCCGAGGTGGTCAGGGCCAACCCCGGCAACTACATGCAACTGCTGCGCAACCAGGTGGGCGAGGCGTTCGCCTGGGCCTTCGACCTGGCCGCCTTCCATGACCGTGGCCCTGACGGGACGATCGGCAACGGCCCCTTCGCCACCTACCTGGACCAGACCGTCAACGCCGTGGAGGTGGGGTCCACCCCGCAGGCCGGTGGTGGCATCCATGGCGACTTCGCCGCTGCGCTCGGCATCCTGGTGGCTGATGGCAAGCGGCTGACGGGCTGGGGACTGGACAACACCCTGGAGCCCACCCTGTGGGCCGCCACCGACCTGAACGGCCGGCCCCTGTACGTGGACCTCCCCACTGATGACACCTCGGGCACCCTGGCCCGACCGGGCCGGCTCCTGGGCCGCCCCTCGGCCATGGGCGAGATCCGAGACGGCACGTTCATCCTCGGCTACGGCGGTGACTGGCAGCAGGCCGCATGGGGTGTGGTCGGGGGCATCACCTATGACGTGTCCACCGAGGCCACCGTCACCATCAACGGGGCGCTGGTCTCCCTGTTCGAGAACAACTTGGTGGCCATCCGGGCCGAG